ACTCGAGCCGGCGGCGCGAATCCTCGTTCCCCAGGCCGGCGTTGACGCGCTCGATGATGTACGCGCCGGCGCTGCGGTACTCCACGGCGCGCGCCGGGCTGGCGGGCGCCAGGTCGGCGTAGGCGGCCAGCCGGTCACGCGACTCGCCGGCGATCCGGTGCGCGTCCTCGAGCGGCTGCATCTGCGCGCTGATCGCGGCGATCCGGTCACGGGTCCGCGTCACCAGCTCCATCTCGTCCGGCCGCAGGTCGCGGCGCTCGGTCTCGGCCTGTTCCACCAGGTTCGAGATGAAGGACTGGCGGTCCTCCAGCTCGCCGGCGTACCGGCTCAGCATTGCGTCAGCGTGGGACATTGGGGGTGCTTCCCTTCACGGGTGGTCGGTGGCTCAGGATCGTGACCAGTCGTGAGTGTCGATACCGCCCGCAACGGATCCGGCCCCGCACCAGCAGGTCATCGACGGATCCGGTAGCGTCCCGCTACTCGCCGCGGAGCGTAGCGAACTCGTCCGCAAGCCGCCAGCTGCGGACCCGGTCCAGGTTCGGCGTCGGCGGCGCCTCGAGGCCCGGCAGCGCCGCGGCGCCGGCGCTGCGGACCGCCAGGACGCGCGCGTCCACGTAGGCGGGGTCCGGCGTCAGCGCGATATGCCCGAGCCAGACCTTGTGCAGGCGGCGCAGGGTGCGCCGCTCGTGCCACGAGGCGCCGCCCGGCATCGGCAGCATTCCCGCCGACGCGTCCAGGATCCCCTCGTCCGCGAGCTGCAGCGTCTCGTCCCCGAGCACGGTCTGCGCGATCCGCACCTCAGCGACCAGTCCCTCATCCCGGTTCGTATGGAACGCGACGGCGCGGCCGATCGTGCGCTGCAAGTCGTGATCACGGTTCACGCGGATCCGGTTCGCGCGCCGCTCGAGCCCGTCAAACGCGCCGCGCGACACTATCTCGCGAATCATCCGGCCGTCGTGCGGGACCAGCGCCTCAGACTCATACGGCATCACGACCAGCTCAATGATCCGGTCCGCGAACCGGACCGTCTGCAGCTGCGCGGTGCGGATCTCGAGCTGTTCATGGTCAGCCACGGAATGCCCCCTGCGGTAGCCGGTCGTCCAGACGTTCGGCGGCGCGAATCTCCTCCACCGTGATCGCCGGATTGCCTTGCGGGTCGGTGATCCGGTGCAGGATCTCGGCCGTCTGCGCACGCTCGAACGGTCCCGGCCGCACGTAGGCGTCGCGGTTCACTTCCACGATCGTGCCGCGCGGCACCAGCCAGCCGGACAATGCGCCCATCACCGCCTGCGCTTTCGGTCGCAGCCCGGCCCGCCAGTGGTAATCGAACAGCTGCGTGGTGTTGGAGTACGTCATCGAATCGCCGCCCGATGGCAGGCCGACCAGGAACGGCGGGACGCCCAACATCACCGCGATCCGCGCCTCATTCCACGCGGAGAGCTCCACGAGGGCCATGTCGCGCGGATTCAGCTGCGTCGCTTTCCACTCCACGCCGCCCGACAGCACCGCGGGCGCGCCCAGATTCGCCTGCCGCGCGGCGATCCATTGCGCCTGCAGCTCGGCCGTCTGTTCCGGCCGCAGGTCCTCAGCCACGGTCAGGATGGACGACGGGATGCCGCCGGCGGCCGCTATCCCGGTCGCGTACCGGCTCAGGACCTGCGCGGCGACCAGGCGGCCGGCGCCAGCCTCGAGCGGTCCATGGCCGTGCGCGTCGGTGGTGGTGGACTGGTAGCGGACGTGGAGCAGGTCGGCCGGATCGACCTCGAGCGATCCGATCCGGTAGCGGCGCCGGCCGGCGTCCATGTCCACTTCCACCAGCCAGCCGGGCAGGACATGGAACCGCGCCGGCCAGCCGGTCGCGTACCGCGCCGTGCACAGGACGAACGCCTCCCCCAGCTGGTAGTCCCAGAACAGCTGCTTTGCGAACTCGTCCCAGGACGTATACAGGTCCGGGTCCGGGTTCGTCAGCCAGGACTGCTCGAGCCCGTCGGCGGCGCCGACCAGGTAGGGCGGCATCGACGCAAGGACGCTGGCATTCAGGTCCAGGCACGTCCAGGCCGTGTCCGTCAGCGAGCCGACGTGACCGTTCATGGACGGCGTCCACCAGTCGGCCGGCCAGCCCGACCACGCGCTAGCCAGGATCGTCGGCGGCGGGATCGACGGATTCGGGGCGCCGACCAGCTGAAAGCCGCTCGGATCACCGGCCATCGTGGCGGGCGGACCGACCGTGCCGGGCGCCGCGTCCGTCGCGGGATCATTGCCATTCGGGATTTCCGATGGCGGCCTAATCGCTCGCGTCAGCCAGCCCATAGCGCCCATGCACCTTGCAAGGCTACCGGATCGCGGGTGATTTTACTGGCCGGTTCGCCGCTTGCACCGCCCACACCAGCGCGCGGACCAGGTGCGTAGGGCCGCGCGCCGTCAGCACCAGGCCCGTCAGCGACTCTTTCACCTGCGCCAGTCCGACCGCCTCGTCCACGTCGGACGTTCCCTCATCGTGCGCCAGCGCGCCGTTCACGGCCAGGTCGCGAAACAGCGGCAGCGCGGACCGCAGCTCGCGCGTCCCGGCCGGCTGCGGCCGCGGCGTGACGGTCGCCGGGACCCGCTCGAGCATGGACGCGCCGACCAGCAGCGCGCGGATCGGGCGGACCGTCGCCAGCGCCTGCACGCTGGCAATCGCCGAATCCCAGTCGCCGCACAGCCAGCCATCGACCTCGAGCCGGCCGTCCCCGGTGACGCCGGCGACCGCGACCGCGGCCGCGAGCCCGTAGTCGTCCTCCACGGCGACCCATACCGGGCCGGTGGAGCTGACGCCCGGCTCGAGCGCCAGCGCCCAGACCCCGTCCGGCAGCAGCGCCTCCGTGTCGCCCGATGGCTGGATCTGGCGCTGCGGCCACTGATTCAGCCATTGCGCGCGGAACGCCTCCACCGGGTCCGGCTCGTCCGGGTCCTCGATATCGCCGCCGACGCGGGCCAGCTGCAGCCGGCCGGTGATCAGCTGCTGACGGTGCGGCGTCCAATGCGGCGAGGCCTGCCGCCAGGCGTCCTGGTCATCGATGGCGGCGGCGCGCGGCGCCGACCACTCGAGCAGCAGGTCCCCGGCGCCGGTCTCAAGGTCGCCTAGCGCCGCCTGCCGGCGGCCCAGCATCAGCGACGTGGCCATGCGGTGCGCGGTCGATATCAAGAGCAGCTGCGGCTGATTGCGTTCCGCGAACGTCGGAAGCAGCCCTTCCTCGATGCTCGAGGCGCGCACCTTCCACGCCTCGTCCGCGGCGCCCATGCTGACCGCGTAGCCGTAGACGGCCTCTTTGGCGCGCAGCATCCAGCGCGATCCGTCGTCCAGCAGCTCGATTTCCTCCTGGCCGTTCACCTCACGCACCTTGTAAAGGTCGCGGCGTGATTTGGCCCAGACCCGGGCGGCGCGCTGCACCTCCTTGCAGACGGCCAGGTCCTTTCCGGTGTGCAGAATGTCCTGCGGTTCGCCGAACCGATCGCCCTGATGGATCCGCCACATGCACAGCTCGCGCAGCAGCAGCGATTTTCCGACCTGCCGCGCCAGCGTCAGGACCGCCGCCTCCCATAGCAGCCGCTCGTCCTCATCGACCTCGAGCAGCCGCGCGACGGCCAGCCGTTGCCACCAGCGCAGCTGCACGCCGGCGCGGTCGGCAACGTGCAGCTCGAACTCGGGCGCCAGGGAATCGACGGCGCGCGGGTGCGGGACGGTCATCAGCCGCGGCCAGGTCGCGTCCGCCGGCACGTCCAGCAGGTGTGCAAGCCACGGTACGCGCCAGCGGTCGTCGGTCGCCTCGAGCCCGTCCCGCTCGGCCGGCTCAGGGTCGCCGGGGCGCCACTCGCCGCGGCGCACCGCGGCGCCGCCGGCCTGATTGCAGTCGCGGCAGGACGGCAGCAGCCGGCAACAGCCGGTGCCGGCGCGGTGCTTGTGCATGGCCAGCGGCGGGTAGTGGTCCAGCTCGGTCGCAAGCTCAATCTCACAGTGGACGCAGAGGACGCCGGCGCCCAGCGTCAGGCGCCGGGTCCGCTGGTAGTGCGGTTCATGGTGCGGACGCATCATCCGCCTTCACTTGCGGATCGTGCATTAAGGGGTACGGGGGTATGCATCTCCCAGCGCGGGGGGAAACCAGGGCGGGGGCGGACGGCCCTCCT